ACCAGTTGGGATACCAATGTTCAAACCACCAGTTGCATTGGCTGTTTGAGCAGCCGCTACCAATGTTGCTGTTGTGTAAGCGCCACTTGGGTAGATAGCAATGTTGATTGTACCAGCAGTTGCACCTGCTTGGTAGAATGCAATTGTACCACCTGCACCGCCGCCGGTGATACCAGCGCCAGATTGGATTGCTTGAAACACGTTGTTCAAGTAACCGTTTACGTTACCAGCGTTTGTCAAAGCGCCGTTAGCAGTAAGCAAGAAGAAGTCTAGCTTTGGGCCAGACAAAATTACTGGGCCTTGAGCCGCTACGTTTGCTGTTCCTGCAATGGAACCGTTTGCTACGTCCAGTGCAAAGACTGGTTGGGTAGTACCATTTGTTTTTGTAAATGTTGCCATTTTATTTTTCCTTTAAGTTAGTGGTCTCAGTGGACCTGCTTTTATTTAGCCGAATTGGAAAAATCACGCCTGTTGAGGATTATTTCTCTGACGATTTTGCGCCGCAAATGCGTTGGGGTCAAATCTGTTTACTGCTTTTGCATAGCCTACAGGGGTGGCCATGACCCAGCCTTCTTGCCCTGGATGCTCAGTATCTGCTTGGCGTAGCAGGTGCATTTTGACATCGTGTAGCAGGTTAAATGCATTGAATGCCGCGGCAAGTGCAGAGGTATTTGATGTAGGGCTGTTCAAGTATTCCACAATGTTACGAAACTTTTGTGGGGTGACTCGAGTCTGTAACCAGGTGCCAAACTCGGGTAACAACGTAGCACCATTAAGTGGTGCGCCTACTTTGGTGTTGATAAAGTCCACACATAGTTTTGCTAAGTCTGTGATCCGGTGTGCTCGCAATTCAGCAGGATTAAACAAGGTGTCAATTGCTCGGCCCTGACTCTTGATCAATTGTTTGAGTTGTTTTTCGGCCATGGTTTCTGTTTGCAATTGTCGAGGACTTGCTGGCCGCTCTAACATCAAGCCAGGCACTTCGTTGAACTTAACCCCGCTGAGTGGCTGACGTGCATCGCCCTGATCAGCATACATTGAGTGAATGGCAATACCAATATTGCTGTTACCAATACGTTGTCCTAGGGTGCTCTTGACAGGAATTCGATATTCTATTGTGTTGGGCTGGAACACATAGTTGCCGGCTTCTACAGGAGGTGTTGACATGTACAACAAATCACCTTTGACATAACCACGAAAGTTGGGAGGCAGTGCGGCTTCCAGAACAGGGAACAATTTGGTATACAAATTGATCAGTTCAGTTCTGTCACCCGATCGTTTGCTTTGTATGTCAGCCATCATTTGTGGACTTGTGGCAAGACCATCGTATCCTTTGGCTTCAAATCCCGACCCATCTGTCAACACAAATGAACCATTGAGTGGCTTGCGGCCAAATATCACAGCAGGTTTGCCGTCCCACTTGGCTGTGACTGTGCTTGGTTTTTTGGTGGCGTGTTTTACAATTTCTAGTGCATCCTTGACGCCTTGAGTGCCACGACGAAACACAAGATCTTCAAGATGTTCAATGCCCTTGGCTCTGCCACCAACTCCGGCTTGTTCGGCTTCGACCAAGGCTACATAACCTCGGTTTACAATACGATCACGCAAGCGAGCCAGGAAGTTGACATCACTTTCGGCCACACCCAGATCCGGCTCTCGGACACCTTCACGTGTGATGTAGTCGCGGAAGTCGGCCAATTTGGCATCACGATCAGGATCCATGGCCAAGGCTTTGTAGATACTTTCTACTGTTTTTAAGTTTTGACGATTTTTAAGATTTGGACCCAACAAGATACCAGCGGCTTGATCTGGGTCCACGGTGATCACGCCATCAGTTTGGCGACTGATAATGCCCTTGGCCGAGGCCTTGAGTCCCAGTGCCTTGGCCATGCTTGACATCAAGATGTTGCGATACAAACCTTTGTAAGCCGATCCGGTGCCGCCGCCCAGCCAAAATGTGCCCCATTCCATGTTGGGCATGAACATAAAGTCAGTTTGCACATACCCCAGCGCAGGATCGCCTTTGATGGGGGTTTTGAAGTGTACTGCTTCTCCTGTGAGTTTTGTCCATTCCTTGGGATCTTGGTTGTTGCGTTTGGCCCAGGCATCTAGTGCACCTTTGAGTTCGGCCTTGGTAGTTGCATTTGAATCCACTGCAAGATCCAAATCTCCTGAGTCGGATTTTTTACCAGTTGAGCCTAGCCATTTGACCGGGACGCCGTCCTCGTCACGATCCTGTGACAAGTCAAGGCCGGTGACTTTTTCCAACCACTGCACAGTGCCCGGAATTTCTGATTGTTGGATGCGACGAGTAACTGGTTTGCCCTGGGCATCTTTAAATACGTTTCCGCCTTCTAGTAGATTCATGGTCATTGGATCCAACCGTTTTCTTTGCCAACTTTTACGTGTTGTGGATCTTGATAATTGAATATTTCCCAACTGGGTTTGCCGGGCAGTTTGATCTCCAGTTTGCCGGTACTTTCGTTTTTTCGAATATCTGCATTTCCACGAGATGTAAATGTCAAGAAGTTTTGTGCAGGTGCAATGCCATCTCGTACCAGTGCTTGCCACAGCGGAGTTAGTGCTTCGCCCTTGACTCCTTTTGTGGTTTGTTCCCAGATTTGTAATAGACTTTTTGTAATGGCTGTTTTGATAATGTCTGCTTGCTCGATACTATCTGTATCCACAGTGGTATCGCCCAACTTGTTGTAATCATAATCACCACGTGGATAAATGGCTCCATTGACCATTTTGTATAACTCTTGTTTGAGAGCATGCTTGGTAGGCTCGTCCAACAGTTTTATATCAGTAACAGGTGCACCTGTTGTGGAATCTTTGCTTTGTGCCATGTACTTGGCCACAGTTTGTGCCCAGGCTTTGGACATGGTGCCCATCATGGTAGACACCAATGCGGCGTTGGCCTTGAATGCTGCCAATTCATCATTGGCACCTGACGATTGTTGATATGCACTGGCATCAGGTGCCGCAACACCAACTTTGCTCAGAGCCGAAGTCAGTCCGGTGGCCAGGCCGGCTCCGAATCCTGCTTCGGATAATTTATTACGCTGTGTTATTTCATGAATCTGCATGGGTTCTCCTGACAGATCGTGAAAACTTGCCGGCATCTTTGGTGCGTATGGCATTGAGCAGTTTGCGTGTGAGGTTGTCTGCTTGCTCTGCACCAAACTCTGATTCAATTTGTTCAATCAAGCGTATGGCGCTGGCAATCACACTGTCGGCTCGGGTTTCAATGATCAAGCGTCTATCACGCTCCACATACATTGAATCAAGTTCTTCAAGCAAACTTCGGGTCTTTTTCTGCATTCGATCTGGGCCTTTGGATTATTTAGTGCATTACAAGTCTTAATAAATATCTACTATACAGGAAAACCTATGACAAGTCAAATCAACCCCAATAATATAGACGGCACCTACCCCGTTGCAGGCCAGCCCAATAACACACAGGGCTTTAGAGACAATTTTACCAATATCAAAACTAATTTTCAGATAGCCGCAACAGAAATCACCGACTTGGAAAACAAGGGGGTGTTCAAAGCCGCGCTCACAGGCACCACACTTGACAACAACATGGCAGACAACTTAATATACGCCGTTAAATTAAATGATGTCAGTTACACTTATCTGCAACAAACAGCCACAGCAGGTGCTATTGCTATTGATTACTCAGCCGCACAATATCAACTGGTTGCGCCCGCTGCCAACATCAGCCTGAGTTTCACCAACTGGCCTGTCGCTGGATCTGAGGGTATGATTTATGTTGATGTTTATGTGACCAATACTGCTTACACAGTTACACTACCTGCCGCGGTCAGTGTGGGCACCAGTGGCATACAAGGATATGCCTCTAACATAATCACCTTTGGTGCCACTGGCACATACAGATTTGGGTTTAGTACTGTGGATTCGGGTACCACAATTGCCATCTATGATTTGAATCGTCCGTTGCTGGCCAATGCAGGAACTGCTGTGGGCTATGCTGCCGGAGCAGGCGGCATCGTGACTCAAGGCACAAGTCGTACCACAGGAGTCACACTCAACAAGCGTTCGGGTGCTATCACTATATTTAATGCTGCCGGTACATCAGCATACACCAGTTTCAATTTGAACAATACTTTAGTTGACGCTACTGA